GGCTTTATTTCTTGCATTATTAGACCAACCTAATTATAGTCGGACTAACTTGGAAACAATATATTGAAGCAACAATACAATATAATGCACAGCAAATATATAAACAAGTAATTTTAAGTATGCAACAACAAAAAGAACTAGAAATCGATTCTAGTGAGTTTCAAACTATAATAAATAGGCAAAATAATCAAAAACTTAATATAAATAATGATAAAATATCAGGTGCAACAGACTTACAAATGATTGGCTTAAATAACTTAGCAAAGGTTGAAGGAATAAAAGCAGTAGCAGAAGATAATTCAAAAGTTAGATTTATAGCTGTAGAAGATGATAAAACAACATTGATGTGTGATAGTTTAAATAATCAAAAATTTTATATTAACAAAGAAAATGTATTTGATAGATATTATGGTGAAACACAAAAAGAGCTAAAAATACAAAGAATTAGATGTAATGGATTGGTACTAGGCTTAAATCTTCCACCAATTCAACATCACTTTCACTATTGTAGAAGTACGATAATGTATTTGCTACCAGTTGAAAAACAAGAAAAAACAGAGTATAATAATGTTGATTATATAAGAAAAAACAATTATACTAATAGCAAAAAACTAGATAGTAATATAAAGAAAGCAATAAACAAGTTGCCAAGAAAGATTCAAAAAATTATAGATAATACGACCTTTGAAATATCAAAAAATAATAGTTATTATGATAGAAAAAATAATATAATACATTTATTAAGTGATAGTAGCGAATATGAAATATTGCATGAAATTGGACATGCGATAGAAACAAAACTAGATTTATTACATGATAAAAAATACATAGAAATACAACGAAATGGTTTAAATATTAAAGAAATACATACAGACAATATAAATGGATATGGAAAAGAAAATGAGTTTTGGCTAGATGGAAATAAATTCATTTCAGAGTATCAGAGAAGAGTGTATGAACAAGATATAGATGGAAATTACAAATTAAATTATTTAGACTTTACATTTAATCCTAAAACTTTAGGAGAATATTTTTCAGAAGGATTTAGATGCTATTTTGAAGAAAATAAGTTGTTAAAAAGAAAAGATATATACTTATACAATTATATTAAGGAGGTCTTAAAATGACAGAAAAACAAATTCAAGATTTGTTAAAAAAAGAATATATTATTGATTTAGACAAAGAATTAATTAAGATATATCCTAATGGATTTGACATTAATAAAATAGATGAAAGAATAAAAGCAAAAATAGAAGAATTAACCAATAAATATGACAGTATACAAAATCCAGTTCAAATAAGAAGCAAATAGCACTTACTAAAAAGTAGGTGCTTTTATTATGGAAAGAAGGTGGAAAATATGTATATAAATCCATTTATATGTGGAATAATAGCAACAATATTAGCAGAACTAGCAGGAATAATATTGTATGTAATATTACCTAGCAATAAAGTTGAAAGTAAAACAGAAATTGAGACACCAGACAATATATTAAAAGACACAATGAAAAATACAATCAATAAATAAGTTATTAACATTTTATAATTATAAATTTTAGACGTAGACGTACGTCTATTTTTTATGCCGTTTTTATTGTAGTTAGGCTTTATAAAATAAACAAAATAATTTGTAGTAACTTTAGGCAGAGAACTAAAGGGACGAGGAGGAAAAATGGAACAAGAAAATAATTCAAATGTTAACTCTGAGGCAGAGAACTCAAAGGGAACAGAAACAGCAAAAAATGAAAGAGCTAATTATGAAGAACTTATCAAAACAGACAAAGAACTTCAATCTTTTTTAGATTCAAGAGTATCAAGTTCAAATAAGACTGCTATTGAAAATGCAAGAAAACAATGGGAACTAGAAAGAGATACACAAAAGTCAGAAGCTGAAAAATTAGCACAAATGAATGAAACTCAAAAACTTCAATATCAATTGAAAAAACAAGAAGAAGCCAATCAAGAAATTCAGAGAAAGTTAAATGCTAGAGATTTAAAAGATGAAGCATTGAAAATAGCAACAACACAAGATACTGCATTTGACCCAGAATTTTTAAATCTTTTTGATTATGAAAATATGACAGCAGAGCAATTACAAGAAAAAACAAAGCTTATAAAAGCAATTCAAGACAGAATTACAGAAAAAGCAGTAAATGAGTGGTCAAAAGAAAAACCACCATATAACCCAGACCCATCTGGTAATAAGCCAAGTGCTGATGAAGCTATAAGAAAAGCAATGGGATTAATTAAATAGGAGGAATAAAAAATGAATAATATTGAATTATCAACAATATACTTACCAAAATTAGATGAAGTATATAAAAATGAAGCAAAAACATCTATATTAGATGGAGATGAAACAACAGTACAAAAAGGATTAAATGGAGAAATTAAAGTTGCTAAACTAGATATGGATGGTTTAGGAGATTTCTCAAGAAATGATGGATATACAAAAGGTTCAACAACATTTAAATGGGAAACAGTAAAATATGATAAAGAAAGAAGTCAAGATTTAAGAATTGATAGATTAGACAATCAAGAAGCATTAGGACTACCATTTGCAAGATTATCTGGAGAATTTGTAAGAACAAAAGTAGTTCCAGAAACAGATGCAGCAAGAATTGCCAAAATAGCAGGAGTGGATGGGATTTCAACAAAAAAAGAAACAATTTCAGATGGTGCAGGAGTTGTAAGTGCATTAAGAGCATGTACAAATAAAATGGATGAAGATGAAGTTTCAACAGAAAATAGAATTTTATTTATAACACCAACATTAAAAGGAATGATTGATGACTTAGATACAACTAAATCAAAAAAAGTTTTAGAAAGATTTTCAACAGTAATTGAAGTTCCACAAACAAGAATGTATACAGCAGTAACATTAAACAGCGGAAAAGAAAATTATGGATATCAAAAAGCAAAAGATTCATATATCAAATCAACAGATACAGCTGTAGTATCAGGAAAAGATTATTATACAGAATCTTCTGGAAGTTATTCAAAAGTATCTTCACCAACAGGAAATCCATCAACATCAAATTATTATGAATTAGTTGAGGGAGGAAAAGACATTAACTTCTTATGTGTTGAAAAATCAGCAGTTGTAACTGCTATGGACCAATACATAAAATACTTCACACCAGATGAAGACCAAAACGGAGATGACAATGTATTTAAATATAGAAACAACAACTTATATGGACATGTATATGAAAACAAATTAGCTGGTGTATACTGCTCATATGAAGGTTAGGAGGTATTAAGATGGCAACATTTATAGGACTAAAGGTAAATAAAAAAGAAAAAGAGACTGAACAAAAAGCTAAGAAGGGAAAAGAAAAAGAGACTGAACAAAAAGCTAAAAAAGAATAGTGTAGGAGGCAATAGAAATGGCAGAAACCAGTAATATAGATAAAATAATAGCTGATTTGGGAGCTAATTATAAAGATGACAAAGAAGTTTTAAGTGAAATATTAGAGGAAGTAAGCTCTATTGCCTCTGATATTTCTAATAGACAAAAAGACAATGAAAAATTATATCCATACATAAAAAAGGCCACAAAAGCTATTTACCTTTCAAGAGGAGCTGAGGGATTAACAAGCAGAAATGAAGGGTCTATTTCAACATCATTTGAAGATATTATAGAAAAATTAAGAAATGATATTATTAAATCTGGATTAAGGAGGATTAAATAGTGTTATTGCGAGATTTAACAAAAGTATATATATCAGAATATGAAGAAATAGAAGACCATGGCGAAACAGATAAAGTATGGAAATATAAAGGACAAGCATGGCTGAACATGCAACAAGATGTAAATGAATTAGACAGGAAATCTACTGGAGAAGTTGATTATAGCACATATAAAGGTTGTACGACTAAAGATTATGATGTAGAAAAAGGCAATGGAATATCATTTGAAGATGTCTCAAAATTGGAGGAGTTTATTCCTGAATACAAGGTGTTAGATAAAAACAAAATAGGTAGCACATATGTTTATAGAATGGAGAAAATTCAATGATAAGTTTTAATTGCAAGTTTAAAGTAAAACATAATTTCAAAAATATAAATGCTATAATTCAAAAACTACCTCAAACTTCAAAAACAATAACAGAAGATGTATTAAAAAATATTAGAGGTTATGCTATAAGATTGGAAAAAGGCCATAATGAAGAAGGTATATTAGTAGAAATGGTTGATATGTCTACAAAAGAAGTAAAAGGAAAAGTTTATGCAGACCCTTCTAAATTTATGACTGAAAATGGACAATCTTATTTGTGGTTTGAGTATTTTGGAACTCGGACAATATGCTGAACAGGAACATATAGGAAAGACAAAACACTTTATTGAAAGCGGTTATACAGAATGGTATATACCAGTTAATAAGGTAGGTAAGTCATTAAGTTATCCGATTATAACTATAAAAGGAGAACAATTTTATGTTGCAGTAGGCTCAAAGGCAAATCACTTTTTAAGTGATGCTGATTTTAAAAGTAGAAATGAAAATGTAGAAATAGTAAAGAAAAAGCTAGATGAAATGTTAAAGGAGATATGTAAATGAAAGATTTAAGTGAATTAGAATTTAGTGATTTAGTATATGAAAAGCTAGAACCATTGAAGTATAAGCAAATATTAACAAATCCAACAACTACAAGTAAATTTCCTTGTTTAGAATTACATACACCTTTAAAGTCTGTAAATCTAACAGAAAATGCATTTCCCATTCGCTCAACATTTCAAATTTCTATAACTTGTTGGAATGAAAAGCAGCGTCAAGCAATGAAAATGACAGATAAAGTTGATTCAAAACTTCAAGAATTTAATTTTATAAGGACAAATACCAGCCCTGCAATATATGACCAGATATTGCAAAAATACGGTATAACAATAAAATTTGAGGTCATTTATAATGTAATAATGAACTCATTTGATTTTATAAGATAATAGGAGGAAATAAAAATGGCAAATGAAATAGTAGATAAAAACACAGAATTAGAAGAAATGCCTGATATATCAAAATGGGCGAAAGTATTTTATTCTGAAACAAAAACAGGAGAAAGAACACAAGTGGCATTTGTGGAAAAAATTCCAGTGTTAGAAGAATCACCCGATCAAATAACAGGTTCTGCATTAGATTTAGATTATGAATTTGCACAACCAGGAATCAAAAAAGCATCTAATATTGAAATAGATATATATTATACACATACACAACATAAGACATTAAGAACTTTAAAAGATAAAGAATTATATTGGTTCTTTCAAAATCCAGCACATACTGCACCATCAGGTGGAAAACCAATAGTAAGAACGTTAAAAGGAAAAATGTTTGTAACAATGCAAGAAATATCAGTAGGAGAATATCTAAAAGATAAAATGACAATATATAAAAATGGGGATGTTGAAGAAACAGAAGGCTTTCCCACAGTCTAGTTCTACATTAAGTGCTAGGAGTAGAACGAGAGAAGTTACTAGCACAATAGAAAAAAATACAGAGAAGGCCTAAGCCTTCTCTCTTTTGCAAAGGAGAGAATAAAAAATGAAATTAGAAACTAAATTTAAAACAATAAACTTAGTATTTACAACAAGAAAAATAGTAAATATAACAAATATATTAAAAGGAAAAAACTTTGAAGATTTATACTTCAAGGTTGTAAATGAAAGTAATTTAGATGCATTATCTAAAATAATATACATTTTTGCAGAGAACGAAGCTGGTATTAAAGCATTTAAGACAAGTGAAGAAGTATATGATTTTTTAGATGATTATAAAGAAGAAACAGGAAAATCATATTCTGATATTTTTAATGAATTAGCAGAGGTAATCAATAAAGAGGGTTTTTTCAAGAGCAAAATGAGCGAAGAGGAATTGAAACAAAAAATATCAAATCCATTATCAGAAGTAGATATGGAATCAATAATCAAAGCATCAGCGGAAAAAGTAATAGCACAAGTAACAGAACAAGAAATGCTAGCACAAGCTTAGGTAGTATAACGGAAAATATAGAAAATGCTAAAACAATAGAAGATATGGTATATTGTTTAGAACCATTAGCGTATTATTTTGGAATGAAACCAAACGAATTTTGGAACGAAAGATATAAGGATGTATTTTTATATTGTAAAGTGAATCTAATTAAATTACAGGATAGTTTTAAACAACAAATTAGTTTACAAGAGGCGGTTACAGACAAGTTAATTCAAGCAGATAGTATGTTATTTAAAAATCCTAAAATAATACCTATTCGAAAGATGTTTAGTGATTTATTTAAAAACAGATAAAAAATATATATTTTCGACAAACTTCGACAAAAAATGTATTTTGAAGATGGTATAATTTTATCTATAAAAAATGTAAAGGGAGATGTATTAATATGAAATGCCCAAAATGTGGAAGCGAAAATATAAATTTTCAAATAATTAATGAACAAAAATTAGTTACAAAACATCATGGGTTACTTTGGTGGTTGTGTATTGGCTGGTGGTGGATACCAGTAAAATGGATTTTTTTAACTATACCAGCATTATTAGCAGCAATATTTATAGGAAAAAGAAAAAAGATAAAAAACACTACAAAGACAATGCGTGTTTGTCAAAATTGTGGACATACTTGGAAAGGATAAAATAAAAAACACTTACTTAAGTAGGTGTTTTTTATTTTTTCTCTGACTTTATAAAGTTTATGAAATTTTGAATTTGTGTGATTTCTTCATTTGTTAAATCTGACAATTGAGACAATAAATCTTCTTTGTGAGAATTATTTGGAAATGGAGATAATCCTAAAAGATAATCAACAGAAACATTAAAAAATTTAGCTATTAAAATCTTTATCTCATCGTTAGGAGTTCTTTTTCCAGATTCATACTGAGAAATAGCCGATGCAGAAATATTTAATTTTTGTGCTAGTTGAAATATGCTTATATTAGCACTTTCTCTTAGAAGCTTAAGACGTTTACCTAATATATTATTATTCATAATTACACCTCTTTCTAAAATAATCATAACATATTGTGAAAAAAATTACAATATGTATTGACAACAAATAACAAAAAGTGTAAAATATAACAAACTGTTAAAAAGGAGGTAAAAAAATGATAGTAAGCGTTTCAAAAGAAATAGATGATTCTAAAATTCGAATGGAAAGAGCAAGATTACATATAAGTCAAAAAGAATTAGCACAACGAATAGGAACTACAAGGGAAAAAATAAATGCAATAGAAAATACTAAGTGTAAAAAAGTACAAATTGAATTATTAGAAAAACTAGCAAATGTTTTTGAATTAAAAGTAGAAGATTTATTAAAAAAAGAAGAGAGATAATGTGTCCATCGCCAAATTTTCACATTATCTCATACAAAAGAACAAAGTTCTTATCTATGAATATTATATCACGGATAAAGGCTTTGTTCAAGTACCAATTAAAAAATGGAATTGAAAGGAGTCTTTTTATTATGGAGAAAAAAGAAAAGATTAAAAATGTTTATAAGAAATTAGGTATTTTAGTAGATAATAATACAATAAATGAAATACTTAAAGACAAAGAAAGAACAGAAAATATAATAAGAATTTATAAGAAAGAAGAAATGGATTCAATGAATTATATTTTCAGTAAACAAAAGGACAATAAATCATTTACAATGTTTGAGCTAGAAGCGGCAAATAAAATAGATTTATTTGATAGAACTATAGTTGAATGGTGTAAATTAATTTGGGATAACAGAAATAATGAAACAAATATAAATGAAATATTAAAAGCATTAAATGAAAGTAGGTGTCTTAAATGTATATAACTAACTTATGGGGTGTAACTTTCTTATTTTTAATGCCGACTGCATTACTTATATTAGGAGCTTATATAGCAGGAAAAGAAGAAGGGAGAATAGAATATGCAAAATCTCAAAATAGACATAGAGTTAGAAAAACTACTGCCAAAATTAGAGGAAGAAAAGTTTAATTTATTAAAGGAAGATATTTTAAAAAATGGTTGCATAAATCCTATAATTGTATGGGATGGTTACATAGTAGATGGGCATCATAGATATAAAATATGCAAAGAGAATAATATTGAATTTAAAATAAAAGAAATGCAATTTGAAAATAAGCAAGAAGCAATGATATGGGCATGGACAACACAAAAAGCCCGAAGAAATATTGATGATGGAACATTATTTAATATTGCAAAAGTTTTTAAACCATATTATGAGAAAAAGGCAAAGGAACAACAGAAATTGTCTCAAGGAAGAGGGATAAAAAAAGGTTTTCACAAATGTGAAAACCTTAATGAAGAATCCAATACTGGTTTTATCAAGTGTGAAAATCCGATAAAAGAAGATAAAAAAGAAAAAATAACACCTATTAATACAACAAAAGAACTAGCTCAAATAGCAGGAACATCTCATAACACTATGAATAAAGTTATACAAGTACAAAAACATGCACCTGAACCAATACAAAAAGCAGTTAGAGATAATGTAATAAGTATAAACAAAGGGTATGAACTTACAAAAAAAGTAAAGGATTTACCACAAGAAAACAGAGAAAAAGAAGCGGAAAGATTAATAGATGAACAATATCAAAAAGAATGTAAAGAATTAGATAAAGCTCATAGAATATATTGCAAAATAAATGATGCAGTTTATAAGCCAATTTCAGTTGAAATAACAGAACAAAACGTTGGATATTGGATAGAAGATATGACACAAGAGGAATTGGCATTAGAAGAAAAAAATATAGATGAAGCAATTAGAAATCTAACAGAGATTAAGAGAATATTACAAAGTAAAAAAATAATAAGGAGAGTGAAATAATGGATAGAAAAGTAAAAGAAACTATATATAACGAGATACATAATAAAGGAGAAATTGACCAAGATCATATTGTTGGGCTATTAAAAATATATGATGACAAACCAAACTTAAATAAATTAGTTGAATCTTATTATAAATCTAAAGCAAATAGAATAATATCATCATTTAAAGATGACAATCATGTAAGAGATTGTTTTGCAGTAAAAGAAGGAAATAAAACAACATATGTAAATATAAGTACAACCAATAAAGTTTATTATGTTAAAGATATTGCTGGTTCATTAAAAAAACAAATAGACGGAAGAAAAAAATCAATGAAGAAAGCAAATTCAAGAGTAAAAATATTAGAAGGACAAGTAAAAATTGAAGATATTGAGAATGAAGAAATAGCTCAATAAAAATTAAAGCATCAGTTTAACTGGTGCTTTTTATAATGGGGAAGGAGATGAAATAATGGATAAAAACGAACAGGACTTAAATTTATTATCAAAAGATTATCAAAGAATAATTATAGAAAAAGAAGATACAAAAGAAATATTGGCAGAAATAACAAATAAAGAAATTAAATCTGCCAATAATATACAAATTAGAATAATGCCGACGTACGACTAATGTTTTTTGTCTTTGGGTGGACAAGGGTCATTGCCAAAACTATCTTTATCAGAAATAATACCATTTTTCTTATGTATAACAAGTTCTGAGTGTTGATTTTTAGCAATTTCTCTGGCAATTTTTTCAGCTTCTAATTTAGTATCAGTATGTTTTGTTGATTTTGAGTTGCCTTCACCCTTTACATCCCAACCACCATTGGGATTAGGAACTACGTGTTGATTTTTGCCCATAATATAATCACCACCTTTCTATTTGATATAAAAAATAGTATAGCAAATAGAAAATGAAAAAAATATCAAAAAATGTCGAACAAAATAAAAATATGGAAGGAGGAATGACTTATCACGGTCGAGGAAATAGAGATAATTGTAACTGCAAAAGTAGAAGAAGCATTAAAAGAGTTTGAAAAAATTGTACCAAACATAAAAAAACAAATGAAACAAGTCCAAGAAGCATTTTCAAAGATTGAGACTAAAGAAATGCAAAATAAAGTTCAACAAGCTACTAACTATGTAAAGAAAAAAGTACAGGATTTAAAACAAAGTTCAAAAAATAATGAAATTACAATTAAAGTAAATAATAAAGATGCACAGGAACAAATTAGCCAGACTTCAAAAAAAATAAAAAGTCTAAAAAAGCAAACTGAGCAACGGAGAAAAATTTGATGGTTTTATGAATGGAAAAGAAGCAGGAAAACTTGACGATTCTGTAATTAAGCAGATTGATAGCATCGCAAAAAGAATGAGTAAAACAATCAAAGGATATTCTGGAGGAATACAAAAACTTTCAGGAAACATTGACTTTAAAAACTTACAAAATAAAATGCAAGAAACGGAGTTAGTTGCAGAACAAACAGGGAAAAAAATAGGACATATAAAATATGATGATAAAAATATAAAGAGTTACATAAATGCATATAATAAAGCAATGGATTTACATCCAAGAATGAAAACATCAAATAAAATGCAATTGGCAAATAAAGAAATTCAAAATCAAGATTTTTATATGAAGGCAAAAATAGATACATCAGAAGCAAAACGAGAAATAAAAGGTTTTAGAGGAACAATTGAGAATGAAACAACTACTAAATCAAATTTTAGTAGTTTTTTTGATACTTTTAAATCTAAAATGGAACAAGCAAAAACTATAGCAGGAAGAATAGGAATAGCATTTAAAAATGTTGGAAGTGATATAGCAAGATGTTTAAATCCAATAAATTTGATAAAAAAAGGAACAGGAGCAATAGGAAATATTATTAAAAATATTGGGACAAAAACTAAGGGCGTTGGAACAGGTATAAAAAGTGGAATAGGTAAAGTGCTAAAATATGCAGCAGCATTGTTTAGCTTAAGGAGTATTTATTCTACGTTAAGCGGTTGTGCTCAAAGTTGGTTATCTAGCCAAAATGTAGGAGCTAAACAATTAAGTGCAAATATAAATTATATGAAATATGCTATGGGAAGTGCACTAACGCCCATAATACAATTTGCAACGAATTGTATGTATCAATTATTAAAAGCTATTCAATCAGTTGTATATGCATTGTTTAGAGTAAATATATTTGCTAAAGCAAGTGCGGGTTCATATGCAAGCATGGCTGGAAGTGCAAAAAAAGCCAAAAACGAAACAAAAAGTTTATCTAATATACATAGTGAAATAAATAATGTACAATCTAATGATAATTCAAATAGCGGAAGCGGTGGAACAACAACTCCAAGTTTTGATTTGTCTAGGATTGATAATACACCTAATAGTATTATAGATGCTATAAAAAAAGGGGACTGGTACAAAGTAGGTTCAGTGCTTGGACAAAAATTAAATGATGCAATGAATAGCATTCCTTGGGATAAAATACAAAATACGGCAAAAAAGATAGGAACTAATATTGCTCAATTTCTAAATGGATTCATAGAAACAACAAATTGGAATCAAGTTGGTAATACAATAGCTCAAGGAATAAATACGGCAATTTATCTTGTTCAATCATTTGTTCATACATTTAATTGGTCAAGCTTGGGTAGTGCTATTGCCAATGCAATAAATGGATTCTTTAAGAATACTAATTGGGGAGCATTAGGAGATACAATAAGTTCTGGCATTAAGGGAGCCTTAAATGGTATTACAACATTTTTCAAAGATCTTGATTGGAGTTTTATTGTTCAAGGATTAATTGACTTTTGCAAGAATATAGACTGGAATGGAATTGTAGACTCAATGTTTGAAATGTTAGGAAGCGCATTTGCAAGTTTTGTCAATCTAGGTATGATAATAGGTGAAAAAATAAATATTGCTTTAGATAATGCGAAGAACTTTTTTCAAGAAAAAATACAAGAATGTGGAGGAAATGTAGTAGAAGGAATATTTAAAGGAATAGGTGATGCTATAGCAAATATAGGGCAATGGATTAATGACCATATATTCCAACCATTTATAGATGGATTCAAAAATGCATTTGGAATACATTCACCTTCAACAGTAATGGCTGAACAGGGAAACTTCATAATGCAAGGCTTGCTAAATGGAATAACTAATTTAGTAGATAACGTAAAACAGATATGGGAAAATATTAAAAATACAGCAGTTCAGAAATTTACAGATATTAAAGATTCTATAAGTAATATTTGGCAACAAGTAAAAAGTAAAACCTCTGAGACATGGCAAAATATAAAAGATAAAGTAAAAGAAGGAGCACAAGGAGCTTGGAATGGAATTACATCTATATTTGGAAATATTCCAAATTGGTTTAAAGATAAATTTAGTCAAGCATGGCAAGCAGTAAAAAATGTATTTAGTACAGGTGGAAAAATATTTGATGGAATAAAAGAAGGAATATTAAGTGGTTTAAAATCAACAGTTAATGCGATAATAAGTGGAATAAATAAGGTAATAAGTATTCCATTTAATGGATTAAACTCAGCCTTAAGAAAAATAAAAAATTCTGAAATATTAGGTGTAAAACCATTTAGTTGGATTTCAACAATACAAGTACCACAAATACCACGACTTGCTAAAGGTGGTGTATTAACAGAGGCAACAACAGTGCTAGCGGGTGAGTATTCAGGAGCTAAAACAAACCCAGAAATTGTAACACCACAAAACATAATGAGAGATACATTTGAAGATGTGTTATCAGACTTTAATAGTAGTAATGGACAACCTGTACACGTAACAATTCAATATTTAGGCAAAGAAATATTTGACGACACAATAGATTATATAAACTCAAAAACCAGAAGAACTGGTAAAAATACAATAGTAACGGTAGGTGATTAATTATGTTATGGAGAGAACATGGAAAAACAGAAAATTTGCCAACACCATCAACATATAGTGCAGACATAGAAGACACAGACAATGATAGTTATACAAGTAAAAAAACAGGAGCATTGATAGATAACCCAATAGCAATAGGAATGTTAAAGCTTTCTATGGCATGGGATTTAAACTCAGAAGAAGAGGCAGAGAAACTAATACAAAAAACATATAAAAATCCACTTGTACTAGATATAAAAGTACCAGTTGTTAATGGTGGATTTTTAGAAGGAGCAAAATTTAGAGTTTCAAAAAGAAAAGTAGAAATGATAGATACAGAATTAAATAAGAACACTTCCAAAACCAGATGGAAGTGTTCTTTTAATTTGATGCAAAAAGAATTAACAGAAGCACAAAAACAAGCTGCGAAGAATGTGAATTAGTAGGAGGCTATAGATGTATAATACAAGTCAAAATTATAAAGAAAAGGTATTAAAGGATTCAACACAACATGAATTAAATATATATATAGATGGAAATAAAATCGAACCAAATCATATTATAGATTTTAGTTCGACATTAGAATTATTTAATAATAATGAATTTTGTTTAGGCTGCACTCCTGAAATTGATATTGAATTTGAAATAGATAAAAGAGATTTGCCAGAAAACTATAATGAGGTTTATGTCGAAAGTGGCTTAGAAGATGAAATAATACCTGTTGGCAAGTTTACAATTCAATCAGTAGAAGATGATGAATTTAAAGTTAAAATAAAAGCTACAGATTATATGAAAAAATTTGAGGATAATAAATATGATGGTAGTGACTTAACTTACCCTGCAACTATGTTACAAGTGCTACAAGATATATGTACTAAAATAGGAGTAGAATTACGGTTCTACTTCTTTTCTTAATTCAGACAAACAAATAGCAGTATATGATAATACTGTATCAGCTAGGACTTATTTGAGTTATATTGCTGAGCAGGCAGAGGGATTTGCAGTAATAGGCAGAGATGGAAAATTGTATATCAAAACATTTGGAGAAGATGCTGCGAATATTGATATCAACTTATTTGGAGATTTCAAATGGGGAGATAAATTTAAAGTATCAAAAGTTTTTTATGAAGATGGAATACAAAATTATAAATTTGGAGATGAAACTGCAAACACTGTATATATAAATCAAAGCAATATGTACATAGTTGATAGTGAACAAATAGAAAACATATACAACCAAATTAAAGATTTTGAAGTATATTCGTTTGAGGGTGAAACAATAATAGACCCAGCTTATGATATAGGCGATATATTAATTATAGATGGCAAAAAAGTCTTGTTTCAAGGTGGACTAGAATATGCTGGTAAATTCAAGGCAAGTATAAAAAGTAAAATTCAAGCAAAGACAGAGCAAGAAAGCATGCAAACAAAACAAAGTAATTCAGATAAAATAAGAAGAATACAAAGTCAAATAAATCAAACAGAAGGTAAAATAACTCAACTAGCAGAAGAAATAACAGAGCAAAGTCAAAAGATAACAGAAGTTGAACAAAATGTGGAGGGCATATCTCAAAAGGTAGAAAATATTCAAGATTTGACAAATGATGCAAACGGAATAAAAAGCGTAAAACTAGAAAAATGTGTTGATGGCGAAATAGTTGAATTTCATATCTATGGAAATAATGTAGTATTTAAGTATCAATGTTTAGATGATAATTTATATTTAAGTAATAATTTAATATTAGGAAAAGACAGAAGTATAATTATAATAACAGATGAAGATGAAAACAAGGAATATTATGATTTAAAAATTGAAGAAGTATTACGACAAAATGGTAAAGTAAAAGATGAATTTATTTTAAAAGATGGACAAGCACAGATAATAAGAAGAGTAAACAAAGATGGAACAATAAAAGACAATGAAGAAATAGAAGATTTAGGAGAGTTTCACATACATCTTTCAAAAGGAAACAATACACTTGAAATAAAAGATTTCAGTGCAAATATTTATGTAAAATGGGCTGTTCAAAATGAATATACAAATATGTTTGCTACAAAAGCAGAAATGAATAGTAATATAAAGCAAACATCACAAGAAATAAATTTATCAGTAGATAAAAAATTTGAAAATTACAGTACAACAACTGAAATGAACAGCACGATAACACAAACGGCAGAAAGCATTAATTCAGAGGTAAGAAAGAAGGTTGGAGAAGATGAAGTTATTTCAAAAATTAATCAATCAGCTGAAGCGGTAACAATAGATGCACAAAAAATAAATATAAACGGAACTATATCAGCAAATGGAAACTTTCAAGTAGATACAGATGGAAATATGATTTGTAATAATGGGCAATTTAATGGAGGAAAAGTTGTGCTGTTAGACAACCCAGAAAATGATGATTCAAGACTTGAGATAACTTCTTCTGGTGCAGAAACTAAAATTTTTAGTGATGGAATTTATATAAATAATTCATCTGGTAGTGCAAGTCTTCGGATATGGATTAGGAGTAAATAATGATAATTATTCTAGTTCAATAGACCCTGAATCTTGGATTTTTGCAGGACCTGGCGAAATATACTTTCAAATGGACCCAAATTCATGTTTAATAAAGAACTTAAAATATCAAACAATTTCGCAATATTCTTTAGAAGAAATGAAGAAAAATATTGAAAAATTAGATACAAGTGCAATTAACATTGTAAAAGATTCAGATATTTATAAATATAATTATAAAGACGAAGATAATAACTGTAAAAAACACATTGGTTTTGTAATTGGAAAGACAAGAAGGACTCCAAAAGAAATAATATCAAATAGCGAAGATGGAATTGATATTTATGCAATGGAAAGTATTTTGTGGAAAGCTATGCAAGAGCAACAAGAACAAATAGAAATATTACAAAACAAAATAAAAGAAATGGAGGAAAAGATAAATGAAAAAAATTAATTTTCAAAACGATGTGACAAAAGTAAATGCAGAAACATTTAATACATTTCAAAATAATATAGAAGAAGCATCAGTTCCAACAGGTGGAACAACAGGACAAGTATTAACTAAAAGCTCAAATGAAGATAATGAAGTATATTGGGAAGACCCTATTGAAACACAAGTAATAAATAATCTTAATTCATCAAGTACAACGAGTGCTCTTTCAGCTAATCAAGGGAGAGCATTAAACAATAAAATTGCACTTGTAAAAGAAGAAATAGTAAACAATCACACATATTCAACAGAAGAAACAAAAATAGGCACTTGGATAGATGGAAAACCTTTATATAGAAAGACAATAATATATACGTCTGGTTTTGTAATAGGTGGAGAAAAAGTATTTACCCATGGTATAGCTAATTTAGATGAAGTTGTATCTTATAAAGCAAAATATTTGAGAAGTGATGACACTACACAGTTTGTTCCTACGATTCATTCAGATATGCAAAAATGGGCTAGTGGAATATATGATTTTTCACATACTAGTTTTGCTCTATATGTAGGGTCATTGAATAACGATTTTACTATAAATAAGCTGATTATAACTTTAGAATATACCAAAACAACGGATTAGGAGGAACATCTATGTTAGATGAAAAATATATTGAAAAAATAGCAGAAATAGAACAACGTTCTAAATCTAACACAAAAAGACTTGATGAATACGATGGGCAAATAAAAGAATTACAAAACACATATACTATAATGGAAAAAATGGATTATAGAATGGGAAATGTAGAAAATAATGTATCTGAAATTAAAGAGGATATACAAAAATCAAAAGAGCAAAAGGGAATGAAGTGGGATAAATTAATTGATTATTTATTCTATGCAATTTTAGCTTATGCTCTTTTTAAATTAGGTTTAAAATAATAGGAGGTGCAAAATGAAAAATAAAATATTAACAATGGCAGCAGCAATATTAACAGCTGTTGCTATTTTTATTGGTGTATATGTAGATTATACCAAAACAGGAAAAATAGATAAAGACAAAGTAAATGAAGCAGTAGACACAATAGTGGATGCAATAAATACATATGAAATGACAGATGAACAAGTTGAAGCCTTGCCAAGTACAGAAATACACGAACAAACAGAAGAACAAGAAAATGCAGTTGAGCAAGATGTTGAAAGTGAAGGCTTTGAATTACAAGGGCAAATTGCATACGAAGGTGCAAAAGCAGAAACTTGGAATGTTGAATTAGGAGATTATAAAGGATTAACATATTATTCTCAACTAGACTCAAGATGGGCAAATAAACCATACACAAGTTGTAGAAATGGTTCACAAACTATTGGCTCAAGTGGTTGTGCTCCAACATGTGCAAGTATGATTGTAACAGCAACAAAAGGAGCAATAACTCCAGATACAATGTGTAATTTGTTTGTGAAATATGGGTATAGAAGTTCAAACAACGGAACATATTTAAGTGCATTTAGAGCAGTTGCAGATGAATTTAATATTGCTTACGAAGAAACATACAACTTAGACAGAGCAGTAGAATTATTAAAAAATAATCATTATGTAGCTGCAAGTTGTGCAAATGGGTTATTCACAACAAGTGGACATTTAATTCTAATAGTAGGAATCGATGGAGATACATTAAAAATATATGATCCTTATCTTTATTCAGGAAAATTCGAAACATCTACACGTAGAGGAAAAGTAACAGTTTCAGGAAATACTGTATATTGTTCAATAGACAACTTTAGAAGATATGCAAACTATACTAGATTCTTTGCATATGCTCACGATGAAAATGTACCAACAAACAATACAAAACCAGTAATAACAAATACATATACAAGATATGTTAAAGCAAATGGTGGATTAAATGTAAGAAACTGTCCTAACGGAAAGAAAGTTGGAGCAATAGCAAATGGAACACAAGTAACAATATATTCAACAAATGGCAACTGGTCAGAAATAGGAACTAACAGATGGATTTGTAGCAACTATCTAACAAGTTATATGCCTAGCAAGAAAAAATCTACTACAACTAAATCTCGCGGCTATACTACAGGAAGATATAAAGTAACATCTAATTTAAACGTAAGAACAGGAGCAGGAACAAAATATGCTAGAAAAAGCTACAAGCAATTATCTGCAAATGCTAGACAACAAAACAGAAGGTTAGGTGGAGAATATTCAGGATACAGAAAAGGTGTAGTTTGCACAGTTACAAAAGTAAAATCTAATTGGCGGATTCACAAACAGTGGCTGGATATGCTTAGATTATTGTAAAAAATTATAAAATAAAGAGGCAGATTTTATTCTGCCTCTATAATATTATTTTCATCATCAACAGTAAGTCGCAAAAATGGTTTAAAATTAGGTTCATCAATAATATCAAACCCATTGTTTAAAATATATTTGAATGCATTTTTTAAGAGTTCTTCCAAATGTTTAGGACAATAAGATCTAGAAGATTTAAATGGAATATTTAGTCCTGGTTCATAATGGTCTAGTTTAAAATTTATTTCTTCTTTTGATTGCATTTTTTTAAAATCATCTAATTCAAACTTGTCATCATCTGTTATATAATAAGAAAAATAATGGGTATAATTTCCGTTTTTTCTATTTAGTTCAGTAGTATTTTCTAAAAAAAGATATTTCATATTTTATTCCTCCTTTTTCTATAATATATCACATTAAATTCAAAAATGTTGTCGAAACTTGTTAATAAAGAAAATTTTATGTTTTTGAACAAATTTTGAGGCATAAAACTATATTGCCTTAAAATAAAAATGGCTTAAAATCGATTTTGGAAGGTCAAATTTTAGCTATATTTAGGGAAAATTTCAAATAGAAGGCCATTGAAAAAAATAAAAATATATGTTATAATATTGACAGAAAATAAAAGAAATGCTAATATATTTGTTACAAAAATATTACAAAAATATTACTTTTATGAAATATTTAATTGTAATATTGACACTTAAGAAATTTATGTATATAAAATGTACGAATGAATATAATAAATAAAGAGCAAGACAAAAGTCTTACTCATCAGTATCGTTTGTGAAGTTTGTGTTTGGGGCACTTACTTCACTTTTTTTGCTTTCGATAGGTGCAAATGACAATTCAGCTTTAAAACCTCTACTAAGCTTTGCTGTTCCAGATTTTAATTGCTTAATAAATTCAGATGCTTTCTCAAACAAAAATGCAAACGAAAAAATAATGCCCATTATAACTAGCAATACTTCCATAACATTCACCTCCTCGTTGCAATTAAGCTTTAGCCTAGTTGCATGATAGAAGCAATAAGTTTTAATAACTTACAGCTTCTTAATACAACTAAGCTGTCATGGTGAATGTTCAAACGATAAATGTATATTATCAAAAAATATAATCTATGTCAATAAAAAATAATATGTTACAACTTTCGACAAAATAATCACTTTTATTATGCTATAATTAACATAAAAAGGAAGTGATAGT